GGTAGACACTGCTAGGGGTATAGGTGGAGATTATTCCGCCTTTGTTGTTTTTGATATAACAGAAATGCCCTATAAGGTTGTAGCAAAGTATAGAGATAACAAGATCGCACCTATGTTATACCCAGAAGTGGTATCTAAGGTGGGAAAAGATTATAATAATGCTTATGTCTTAGTAGAAACAAACGACATAGGCCAACAAGTCGTACAAATATTACATGAGGAAATAGAATACGATAATATTTTTAGTACAGTAACCGAGAAAGGACGACAGTTTGTGTCTCCTGGTTTTGGAAGAACTACTAAATTAGGAGTAACTACTTCTAAACAAGTAAAGAGACAGGGGTGTTTTGCTTTTAAATCTTTAATGGAAGAGCAAAAACTTCTATGTTTTGACGCAGACATTATACATGAGATGTCAACGTTTGTTGAAAAAGGTAATACTTATCAGGCAGATGAAGGATATCACGATGATTGTGTAATGTGTATGGTATTATTTGGTTGGTTATCTGCTAATCCTTTTTTTAAGGAATTAACAGATGTAAACACTAGAGAGGGATTATATAACCAGCAAATGAAAAGTATTCAGCAAAATCTTACGCCATTTGTTATGCGTAAGTCAAATGATGAGCCAGAAGGAGAAGTTATTGGCGGAGACTACTGGTTGTTGGACGAAGAATACGCAAAAAAAGTACAGGAATTAGGACTTAAATTTTAATTTTTATAAATAATTGAATGAAACAAAACTTGTGTCATTCATAATAAACCGAGGAGAAAAACATGGCTTTTCAGCTATCACCAGGCGTACTCGTTACAGAAAAGGATTTAACTACTGTAGTACCTGCGGTCGCTACCACATCTGGCGGCATCTGTGGTTATTTCAAGTGGGGTCCAGTTGGCGAGATTCGCACTATAGATTCAGAAAATAATTTAAGAAAATACTTTGGTGTTCCTGACAATGACGTAGCAGATGTATGGTTTACAGCTGCTTCTTTCCTTGCTTATGGCAACAACCTTCAGGTTGTGCGTAAAGTTGGAAGCACTGCTTTAAATGCTACAGCATCTGGAGCAGGCGTACTTGTATCGAACGCTGATGATTACGCTTTTAACCACGCCGGCGGAAATAATTCTGTTGGTATGTGGGCAGCAAAATTCCCAGGAACCTTAGGCAATAGCATTAAGGTATCCTTCGCAGACAGCGCAACTTTTAGCACGTGGACTTATGCAGGTAACTTCGATTACACTCCAGGTACCACAGCTTCTGCTACAGCAGCAGGCGGTTCTCAAGATGAGATGCACGTTATCGTCATTGACGAAGACGGAGCTATTACAGGAGTCGCAGGCACAATCCTAGAAAAATTTGCAGGATTGTCTAAAGCAGTAGACGCTACAAACTCTGTGGGCGAAACTAACTATTATAAAAATGTTCTTAATCGTGAAAGTGAGTGGATTCACTGGATGGATCACCCAGCCAAGAAAGATGCTTCTGCATCTAACTGGGGTTCTACCATGGCAGGAACAACGTTCCAGGTCTTGGACGATACGGACATTGCACCATCTGTAGCAGATGCTTCTTTACAAGCAGGCGCAGATGCAGCTCCTAGCGACGGAGATCTTCAGAATGGTTACGAACTATTTGCTAATGATGAGCAGGTAGACGTTTCCTTGATCATGGCCGCAGGACATAGCATTACAGTAGGTAAGTGGATTCAGGACAATGTTTCTACAGTAAGAAAAGACTGTTTAACATTTGTTTCACCTCAGAGATCTAGCGTAGTAAACAACGCAGGTTCAGAGGCAGCAGACATTGTTTCTGATAGAAATTCTTACACTACAACATCTTACTCCGTTATGGACAGTGGATGGAAAGTAATGTACGACAGATACAACGACATTTATAGAACTGTTCCTTGTAACGGTGACACCGCAGGACTTTGTGTTATTACTGACACAGTAGCAGATCCTTGGTATTCGCCAGCAGGTTACAACAGAGGTCAAATTAAGAATGCTGTTAAACTAGCTTACTCACCTAAGAAAACAGACAGAGATACAATTTACAAAGCAGGCGTTAACCCGATTGTTGGTTTCCCTGGCTCTGGCATCCTGTTATTTGGTGACAGAACTATGTTAGACAAGCCTTCCGCTTTCGACAGAATCAACGTTAGAAGATTGTTTATTGTATTAGAAAAAGCAATAGCTACAGCAGCTAAGTTCCAGCTATTTGAATTTAACGATGCTTTCACAAGAGCACAGTTCACTAGCTTAGTAGAGCCTTTCTTGAGAGACGTTCAAGGCAGAAAAGGTTTATATGACTTTAAAGTGGTATGTAATGAAAACAACAATACTCAAGAAGTAATTGACAGACAAGAGTTTGTTGCAGACATTTACTTGAAGCCTGCGAAGTCTATTAACTTTATTCAACTTAACTTCATCGCAACAAGAACAGGAGTTTCTTTTGAGGAAGTTGGCGCTTAAGGGTTATAAATAAAAAGTAAATAGGAGACATTAATGAATATTTCAGAATTTAAAGCCCGACTTGGCGCAGGTGGAGCACGTCCTAATCAGTTTAGGGTGTTATTAGGCTTCCCTAGTTATGTTCCAGGCGTTGATCCGTCATATAGCTTATTGGTTACAGGTGCAGCACTTCCTGCTTCAACTGTTAACCCAGCTATTATACAGTACAGAGGTCGTGAAGTAAAATTGGCAGGCGAAAGAATTTTCGATCCGTGGACAATTACTATTGTAAACGACACAAGCCAGTCTTTAAGACAAGCTTTCGAACTCTGGATGGAAGGGATGAACGGCAAAGAAGATAACGAAGGTACTCTAAATCCATCAGATTACCAAGCCGATATCGTAGTTCAGCACTTGGACCGTAACGACGATGTATTGCCAGGCGGCACATATACATTAAGAAGTGCATTTCCGATTCAAATGTCAGAAATTGCACTCCAGTATGCACAGAACGATATTATCGAAGAGTTTACAGTTACATTCCAGTACCAGAATTACGACGTCGTTTAAGGCGACCGTAAGAGTTTAATATAATATGAAGATTTTTGGGTTTAACATAACTCGAGAGAAGATGCCACAAAGTGAGAAATCCTTTGTGGCTCCTTCCGACGAGGGCTCAGTAGAGAGCATTAGAGCCGGTGGCTATTACGGCACCTATCTAGATATAGAAGGGGTTGCTAATAATGAAGCCGAGCTTATTAAAAGGTATAGAGACATATCCTTAATGGCTGACGTGGATGCTGCCATTGAGGATATTGTCAATGATAGTCTAAGTAATTTAGAAGATGAAGATCCAATTACTTTAAATTTGGATAAGGTACAATTAAGTGCTTCTGTTAAAAAACAAATTCTAGCAGAGTTTGAAAATATAACAGATATTTTAGATTTTAAAAATAGAGCACAGGATTACTTTAGACGTTGGTACATTGATGGAAGAATGTACTTCCACAAAGTTATCGACATGGAAAAGCCTCGGCAAGGTATTAGGGACATTAGATATATTGACCCTAGAAAAATTACAAAGGTCCGAGAAGTTAAAAAAGAAAAGAACGCAGATGGTATACAGTTTGTTAAGAGTGTAGAAGAGTTCTTTATTTTTAATGACAAAGGCATTGCTAATAAGCCAGGACAATATAAGGCCACAGCTAACGATCAGGCCTTAAAGATTACTAAAGACGCGATAACATACGCGCCAAGTGGATTAGTAGATCAAGATAAAGGAATTGCTTTATCTTACTTACATAAGGCAATAAGGCCCGCTAATCAACTTAGAATGATGGAAAACGCTGTTGTAATTTATCGTATTACAAGGGCGCCAGAACGAAGGATATTTTATGTAGATGTTGGTAACTTGCCAGCGCAAAAGGCAGAACAATATCTAAAAGACATTATGGATCGTTATCGTAATAAGTTAGTATACGATGCATCCACTGGCGAGATTAGAGACGATAAGAAGTTTATGTCTATGTTGGAAGATTTTTGGCTTCCACGTAGAGAAGGTAGCAACGGCACAAATATAGACACACTCCCCGCCGGACAAAACTTGGGGCAGATTGAGGACGTTGAATACTTTCAAAAGAAATTGTATCAGTCTTTAAATGTTCCGGTTTCTCGCCTACAGCAGCAAGCAGGTTTAAACTTTGGCAGAGCTGCAGAAATTAATAGAGACGAATTAAAATTTACAAAGTTCGTTGCTAAGTTAAGAAATAAATTTGCTATCATCTTTGATGACTTGCTTAAGACACAATTAGTTTTAAAGAAAGTAATTACAGAAGAAGATTGGAAATCTATCAGAGATGACATTATATACGAATTTGCTTCTGACGCTTATTATACAGAGTCAAAAAATCAAGAGATTTTAAGAAGCAGGGTAGAAGTTTTAAACGGAGTGTCTAGTTATATAGGCACATTGTACAGCAAAAAGTATGTACAAAAAAATATTTTAATGCTAACAGATGAAGAGATTGAAGAAATGGAAAGAGAGATGATGTTAGAACAGCCTCTTAATCCAGATCAAGAAGGAGAAGATAATGGACCAACAACAGGCGATTAAAGATATGATGGACAGCATTGCTAGTGGAAAAGCTAGTGAGGTCCAGGACAAGTTTAATTCAATTATGCAGGATAGAGCTAATAATGCTATAAATGATTTTAAGGCAGATTTGGCTTCATCCGTATTTAAAAATCCAGATTTGCAAGCAATGGGTTTGGCAGACGGCGAGGAACACATACATGAAGTGGACCCAGCCGCAGAACCTGAAACTGTGGATCTAGACCAACAAACAGGAGACGACGATGAAGACGTTTAAAGATTTTAGAAATGGTGTTGAAGTAGATGACATCGCTGAGGCACCTGTTGATGGCGTAGAGAAAGGTTCTTTGCCAGGCGATCAACACATGTGCGCAAGCAAAATTTTCCACAAAGAGTGGAAAGAGGGTACACCTATTTTAGGGGAACATGCACAACCAGATGACTTGGGGCATGTTTCTTGGTACAAAGTAATGTTTGAGCATGGAGTAGAAACCGTAGAGATAGACGATCCAGATGTAGAAGTTTTGGAAGAAGGCTCTCACGGTAATCATAAGAAGAAGTAATTAATAACCGGGAGACACATAGATGGCATTCGCTAGTTCTAATTTAAAGTTGACACAAGTCCAAGCCGTCGTCAGAGTCAGCGGAACTGGCGGGGACACAGGGACAATCGACTTGGATGTTGATATCAAAAAGGCATCCGAAACGGTAGGCACACCAGAAGTAAACATTACAAAGATACACTGGTACTGCGATAAAAACTCTGCAATTACAATTGCTAGAAACGGCACAACTATTGCACACTTGCACGGTGTAGGGTTTACCGATTGGTATGGTTTCGTTGAGAACACAGAAAACACATCAGACATTGACATTAATATTTCTAATGGTGATGCAGTTCTCATTCTCGAACTTAACAAATCCGCAGGTTATGGATCACAACAGCATCAAGGTGCTTTAGGGAGTTTAGGATAACATGAAACTTATTACAGAAGTAACAGAAGAAATTAAATACCTTTCTGAGTTAAATGAAGAGACAGGTAAGAAGTCTTACTTTATTGAAGGGCCTTTCTTACAGTCTAACATTACAAACAGAAATGGACGTATGTATCCTAGAGAGATCATGGAGAAAGAGGTTGCACGTTACACTAAAGAGAACATCGATAAAAAACGTGCCTACGGCGAACTTGGTCACCCTGATGGTCCTACAATTAATTTAGATAGAGTTTCACATATGATTGTCGGTCTAAAAGAGGACGGAGACAATTTTATTGGAAAGGCAAAGATTCTTGACACGCCTATGGGTAGAATCGTCAAGGAACTTATAGACGAAGGTGCTAACCTTGGTGTTAGCTCAAGAGGGTTAGGTACTCTTAAAGAGACCAAGGATGGTGTTAACGAAGTCCAGGACGATTTTATGTTAGCAACAGCAGCAGACATTGTAGCTGACCCCTCAGCACCAGACGCCTTTGTACGTGGTATTATGGAGAATAAAGAGTGGGCTTTTGTTAATGGTGTTTGGAAAGAACAAGACGCTTATTTAGCACAGGAAGCCATTAAAAAGGCTCAGTCAAGAGAACTTGAGGCAACAAAGTTAAAAGTTTTTGAAAGTTTCTTGAATAAATTGTCCAAAATTTAAATAAATATAAATATAATTTAGAAGTAAACTAAACAACCGTAAAAGGGAGAAAACAATGGGAGTAGAATCCAAAATTAGAGAACTTATGGAGGGCGCCGCAAACCGTCCTTTAGATAAGCAGCAAGGTGATGCTACTAACCCTACCCAAGGCGATTCTAATCCAAATCCTGAAATGCAAGACCTTAGTGGTACTGGCAATGCAGAAGGCGGATTAACATCAGAGGTAGGAAAGGCAGCATCTGCTAAGTCTTCTAAAGACAATACTCTTCCAGCAGGACAAGGCGCTGGTAAGGCACCTAACTTCGACGATAAGGAAGACCCCAGAAAAGTTGTAGCTCAGTCTACATCTGCTGGTAACGTTCACCAAGAAGAAGTTGAAGAGTCAGAAGAAGAAGTTATTGTTGAAGACGAAGTTGTTGAAGCAGAAGCAGAAGAAGAAGTTTTGCAAGAAGATGAAGTTGAGGAAGTTGAAGCCGAAGCTGAAGAACTTGTAGAAGAAGACACTGATGAAGAAGCCGAAGCACTTTTCGAGGCTGACCTAGAAGCCTTGTTCGCAGACGAAGAACATCTCAGCGAAGAGTTCAAAGTTAAGGCCGCAAACATTTTTGAGGCAGTTTTAACAGCACGTGTCACATCAGAAGTCGAAGCTATTGAAGCCGAACTTACTGAACAGTTTAACACAGAATTTGAAGCAGCTAAAGAAGGATTAGTTGAGAGCATCGACAAATACCTCTCTTATGTTACTGAGAACTGGATGAAGGAAAATGAGCTTGCACTTGAGAGTGGAATCAGAACAGAAGTTACTGAGTCCTTTATTAAGAGCATGCAACAGGTGTTCACAGAGCACTACATTGAACTTCCAGAAGAAAAATATGATGTTCTTGGTGAGATGCAGCAAAAGATCGACGAATTGGAATCTCGTTTAAACGAGCAAACCGAGAGCAACGTTGAACTTAGTAACGAAGCTAACCAACTTAAGAAAGAAAGAGTTTTCGCTGAAGTAGCTGAAGACTTAGCTTCTACAGAGGCAGAGAAATTTGCATCGTTAGTAGAAGATATTTCTTATGGTAGCGAAGAGCTTTACAGACAGAAACTTACTGTAGTTAAGGAAAATTATTTCCCCAAAGAGCAGTCAGTTGATTCTGAGAAGTTAGAGGATACTGTTGAGGCTGAAGCTTTAGTTGAAAATAGTGTAATGTCTAGATACACAGCAGCTATTTCTAAGTCGCAAAAGTTTTAATCAAAAAGTAATTTATTATAAATAAATAAGTTATATAATAGTAACTGTAAAAACAAGGAGAAATTTAAATGTTTCTAACAGAAGAACTACAAAAAAAGTGGGAGCCAGTTTTAGCTCATCCTGATCTTTCTGAGATCAAAGATAGCTACAAAAAGGCAGTAACCACAGTTGTTCTCGAAAACCAAGAGAAAGCTCTTCGTGAAGAAAAGGCTGCTCTTTTCGAAGCAACACACGCAAACCAAACAGGTTCAAGCATTGATAACTATGATCCTATTTTGATCAGCTTAGTTAGACGTGCATTGCCTAATCTTATGGCTTATGATGTTTGTGGTGTTCAGCCAATGACTGGACCTACAGGCTTAATCTTTGCCATGAAGTCTCACTACTCTTCTCAGACAGGCACAGAAGCCCTGTTCAACGAAGCCGATACAGACTTCTCTGGCGCAGGCACACATGCCGGCTCCAACCCTGTTGATGGTACTTACACAACAGGTAATGGTGTTTCTACTTCTA